GGATAGAAAACGATGATGTAGTCCCCAGAACTAAAACATTAGTTGAAAATCAAGCAGTAATTACAAACGTATCATTAGCAGAACTACCGTTCTCATTAGGCGTTTCGGATATTGTGTCGTTTAATGGTGTTTATAAAATTGACAATATTTCGAATACCTCATGGGCAGATTGGGCAACCGAATTTGGAATACCCGAAGCAGATGGAAGATATATTTCAGCGCAATTATATGAAACTAACGCATTATTAGGAAACTTTGGTATTCCAGCAACGCCTTTCTATGGATTATACAGAGAACCGGATACGGAAGGTGTAGCGTTTTGGTATAATAGATGGATAGCTGCGGGTGGCAACATTAATCCAATTAATGCAATTAATGCAATAAAAGAAGCGTTTGTACTAGCTCCGTCTTTCGGTACTACAGATTATGCTAGAACACGAACAAGTTCTAAAACTTTTTTAGAAAAAGATAATAACAGTCCTTTCTATGATGGGTTATCTTTTAAGTATCAGGGGCAATGGAATTCTACAACGTCATATACGTATGATGATCTTATAGTATATGGCTCTGCGGTGTATAAAGCTATTGCACCATCAACAAATGTGGCTCCAACAGATTCGCAGACCTGGATACTAATGCAACAGGAACCCGCAAGAGACTACAATTTAGATAATGGTCAACGAGATCAGTTCTACGATCATGGTACAATAACATATGTGAATCGAGATATAGAGGCGTTGCCACCAGGCCAAGTTTTAACTGTTGTAAGTTATTTTCAGCATACTGGCGAAGGACCTGTTACAGTAGAATCATATCCTGCAAATTTTTATAGCAGTATTCCTGTATATAGATCTGTGGTAGATGCAAAAACATATAATCTTAGAGATTGTTTAGATTTTAGACCAAGGCGCGTGGATGGGTCAAAATATCAAAACTTTGATACCGCAATTATTCCAAATTCAACTATAACAACTGAAGTCGATGTAACGTATTTTATAGGAAGAAAAGATAGAATTTATGTAACTAATACTCGTCAAAATTTTACTTCACCGTATGATAAATTTTATGTTGAAGTGGGTAAAGAATCAGTAAATCCGGAAGCAAGTGAGGATAATTCAGATTTAACAAAATTATCAATTGCAACATTAGATATTCCTCCGTATGCCATTAACGGGTTTGATGTTAAAATAACATATGAGGACAATAAACGATTCACTATGAGAGATATTGCTAAATTGGAAAACTTGGCAATAGACTTAGATAGAACTGTTAAATTGCAAACTGCAGAACTTTCAATTTTAAAGTCTATAATTTTAGATGAAGATCAAGAAACGGAACTATTAAAATCTGGTATTTTGGTTGAAAACTTTGATGACTTCAATACTGCGGATTTAGCATCGGGGTATTTTACTTGTGTATTAGATAATGATACTGGAGAGTGTTATCCGGGGTTTGATTCTTCAAATATTGATATGCAATTAGTTCAAGATACAGATGTTTTCTTATTTAATGATATCATAACAAAAAAATATGTAGAAGAAATTTATGTGTCCAATTTAGAAGCAAATTCTACTATCTCAGTTAATCCTGGTGGCATAGATGATGGTAAAGGTAGAGCTAAAATTTCTAAAAGTAATAGTTTTTCGGTTAATATGTTATTGACAGGTGCCGCTTTATATGGTTTATATGAGTATTTTAAAGGTGCATCTTGGTTAAGTGAATCGACTCTTGCAGTAGTATGGGAAAGTGCAAGGACGTTAGGATATACTGTAGTACAAACATTCACAACTATGGATGGTTTCTTAAAGATGGTATCGTGGCCGTATCGAGCTGTAACAGGCGGTATAGATTGGATATATGGATTGGCAAACGGTTCTTCTTCATTGACAGGAAGCGGAGGTATAGTATCCGCGGTTGGACAATCTGTGTTTGGTCCTGCGGCATGGGGAGCAATATCGGAAGGGTCTACGTTAATTGCAAATTCTTTAGCAAATATTTTTAATCAAACATTTAGTGCTACGTTTTCAGGGGTATCTACAGGTGTTGGGCTTATTACGTCGGGGTTAGTTACTGCAACTTGGGGGTCGTTGGCAGCAGGGGCTTCTAGTCTTGCAGCAGCAACTACAGGTATACCTATTTTAGGAACAGCATCTGCGGCCATAGCAAGTAGTACAGCTTCCATAACATCTGCATTATATGCGGCAGGCCCATTTATTCAAGTAGTTGCGGTTGTTGCTCTTACATATGCTGTGGTAAAAATTGGACAATATATTTGGAAAGGCATTAGGCGCTTATTTTCAGATGAACGAATGAAGGAAAATATTAGATTTAAGAAAAAATTACCTAACGGGTTAAGGTTATATGAATTCGAATATAAGAAACAATTTAAAGGTATTGCAGGGCACGGTAGGTATTTAGGATTTATGGCACAAGATGTGGAAAAACTATATCCAAATGCAGTAAAAATTGAAAGCAATGGTTACAAATCTATAAATTATTCTTTAATAGGAATCTAAAAAATGGCGACAACAAGTACTATTAGTACAGCTAAAACATTGAAAACAGATGTTCCGGTATATGCGGGATCCGAACTTATATCCTTCGCAGTATCTGAGATGCCACCTAGCATTAGAATTTATTCTTATGTTAACGGTGTCAATGTTACAAATTTTACCGGCCCAGTTACTACAGGTGCTTTAATTGCTGATCCTATTATAACAGATCAGCTAGGTACCGCAGTCGGGTATCTTTATATTCCTAGTACAGAAGGGCAATATAAATTTTTATCGGGTGAAATACGAATAACATTTGGTGATAGCCCTAACGGCGTTGCCGATTGCAAATATATTTCTGAAACTGTTTTAATGAATCATGGCTTAAATCTTGTAGATACTGAACAAGGTGGTACTATATCATTAAGACGAACTGAAAAATTTAGAACAGATAATACCGGATCGTCTGGAGATGCCAGTACAACAACCACAAGATTAGACCCTTTATCTCAGACGTTTTCTGTAGATGAAAGTGCATATCCGTTAGGACTTGTATTGACAGGTATTGCATTATTCGTATCTGCAATAGATGATAAATTTCCGTTAGGAGTAGAATTACGTCCTATGTCCGGAGGAGCCCCTTCGACTACAGAATACTTTTCCGGTACTTCTATTTTTATTGCACCAGCAAATATACCTGCGGTGCCAGTTCCAGGTCAAAATTATCAAGCAACAAATTTTACCTTTGATTTTCCGGTATACTTAAAACCTGGAGAATATGCATTTTGCGTAGTAACAAAATCATCAAAGTATACATTATTATCTGCAAAACGAGGTGATGGTAAAATTGTAAAAAATCCCTTTGCAGGAAAATTGTTCAAAGCACAAAATACCGGAAATTGGGTAGGTGATGATAATGAGGATTTAACTTTTTATCTTAGAAAAGCAAAATTTGAAACAGGTACATCTACATTTGAATTAATCTCCCCGGATATTAAGCAAATTGATTATAATAGAATTCGTCTACTATCTACCGATATTGCATTGGGCGATACTGCATTTGCAGAATATAAAATTGTAACAACTAACGATAGTACAAATCGAGAACAAAATGATGCAAAGGTAATAAATGCGGGTGACTCATTAGACATTGCCGGAAGACAAAGTACAAGAGATCAAGGAGATATTAAACTTCAGATTTCAATAACAACAAAATCTCAAGACGTATCCCCGATATTAGACAAACAACTAATAAAATCGCAAGTATTTAGAACAAATATAACCCCATATACTACAAACATTTCTGATTCTGAATTAAATTCTAATAATGGTGACGCATTATCTAGGTATATTAGTAAAGTTGTCACATTAACAGAAAATTTAGATTCAACCGGGTTAGAAGTTAGAATGGAAGTTAATAGAAAAGTTGGGTCTGATATTGAAGTTTTTGCAAGAGTTATATCTAGAAACGACAAATCGTATACCGCCGGAATTGCTTCAAGACCATGGACTCGTCTTGCTTTAGCACCGGGGCAAACTAAATCGTTTGCTGGCACTGACGATACGATATTTACTCAAGAAATTTATAAATTGCTTGAGCCGGGGTTTGAATATACTGTAAATAAATCCTTATCGGATACAGAAGGACAGTCAACATCATATGATGACTTTTTTCAATATCAAATAAAAGTTGTTTTCTATGCGTCGAATCCTGTATATTTACCTAAAATAAGAAAATTAATTGCTACATCATTGATTGCTTAATATGAATAAACAATTTTTAATTATTGAAAACAATACGGATTACGTTAAGGATCCGGAGAATGGTGCTATTCTAAATACAAATTTAAGAATGGTGCAGGAATATAGAGAAAAAAGAAAACAAACTGCACGAGTTCGGGCTTTAGAAACGGAAATAAATATGTTAAAAGCCGAACTTGAAAAGATTAAAACCCATTTAAACTTAAGTTAAAACTATGCCAGTATCTAAGAACCTTTCAAATGTAAATGTAGGCACTACTCCTAATGCGGGAGATGGTGACATACTACGTGATGCTTTCATTAAGGTAAATGAAAATTTTAATTCTCTATATTCTGGGGGACAAATTTTTGCATATGGAAGCGATCAAAAACTTTCTCCTGGGTTTACATGGGCAAATGATAAAGATACGGGTATGTTTAGAAAAGCCCCAGGACAAATTGGCTTTTCTTTAAATGGCGTAGAGTCATTAGCAATAAATGAAGATGGCACAATTAAATGGTTTAATCAAGATTTAGCGACGCAGGGGTATGTAACTGCTCAGATAACAAATTTTACTGGCGGAGTAAGTGCGGCAAATATAGTAGTAACCACCGGTTCGGGCAATACTACAGTAACAATTAATGGGGTACCGGTTGTATCTGCATTACCTACTATTGGAAACCAAGAAGGTAGAATTGTTTTTTATACTGGAGATATATGGATATATTCAAGATATCCTATTGGTAACGGATCTGGTTTAGCAGCAAATCCAAGCATAGGTAGATTAGCCGGTTCAGATTTACGTTGGGATAAATTCCGAGGAACTACTGCATTTACTATTGGTACAATTAGACCGGTGTCTTCGCCCGAAGGTACTTTATTTTATGAAACAGGCAATTCTGCCGCATATGTATACTTATCCGGTACATGGAAAACTTTATCTAGCGTAATTGCCGGTACATCTCTTACAGGTATTGAAGTATTATTATCATTGCCCGCAGTAGGTGATGTTACAAATTTTTCAGGTAGAACTGTAGTAGTAAGCGGGGTTGCGTATATCTTTATTAGCGGAGCGTGGCAAACATTAGCTAGCTATGTATCTGGCGCAAGCGGTAGTGGCGGAATTGGGTCTGGTTCAACTCTACCATCTACGCTTTCTGCAAACGTAGGTGATTTATTTAGAAAAACTGGAACTAATGCCGGTTTATATATTTTTGATACTTCCACCTGGCGCACAATATCCGCATATACAGGTAATACGGTAATTGCGAGAGTACCTACATTATCCGCATTACCTTCAGATGTATCTACGTATAATGCTGGAGATTTAATTATAGTAGGCACAACATCCTACATTTTAAATACAACTAAAACTTCTTGGAATTTTTATTCGCCCGGAGTATCTGGTTCAGTTACCGGCATAGTATTAAATGCGGGGCAGGTTGGTAATGTAGAGTTGGCTTCAAACTCTGTTATAACTAGCAAAATTGCATCTAATGTTATCACAGGTAGTAAATTAGTAAGTAATACTATTACAACTAGAGAAGTTAGTGATTTGGCAATAACCTCTGCAAAGTTAGGGGCAAATTCCGTAATAACTACAAAGATACAAGATAATTCTATTACTGGTAATAAACTAGCAGCAAATACAATAGATGGCACAAAAATTGTTTCCGGTTCAATACAACGGGCACAATTGGCTCCTAATATATTTACAGGTGTATCGGTTAGTGCAAATAATTTATCAGAAATTTCACAGAGTTTAGGTACAGTAACTACCGGTATATTACGTTCAACCGACGGTAGAATGGTTATAGATTTGAATAGTAAGTTTATTAGAATAGAAATTTAATATGCTAGGTCATAATGTTCCTGATGAATTTTTTAAAGATTTAGAAAAAGAAAATAAATTATTTCTTAGCCAAAAAGAAGGCAAATTAATTTTAGCAGACAATACAAATAAAGCGGTTGTATTGCTATTAAAAAAAACAAATGCAGATGTGAATGTATTGACTTTTGAGGAACGAGAATTATTAAATTTTATAAAAATACCAATTATCACAATAGGTTCCTCTAAACATATATCGGAAATTTTTATACCGAATAGGTATTTTGAGAATGCCGAATTAGAAAATAGGCCATTTTTACATGGGCTTTTTGATTGTTATACATTGATACGAGATTATTACAAAAGAAACTTTGATGTATATTTACCTACAAACATACAAAGAAATTGGGAATGGTGGGCGCAGGGTGAGAATTTATATGTAGATAATGCAAAAGATTATTCGTTTGAAGAAGTATCTGATATACAAAAACATGACGTTTTAATTATGAAGATAGGTAGCTCTATGCCAAATCATGGGGCAGTATATTTAGGTGAGGGAAAAATTTTGCATCATTTAGCAGGAAGATTTTCTACTACACAAGATTTGACGTTAAGTTATAAACAAAAAATTGCAGTAATCTATAGAAATAAAATATTAAAAAATGTCGACTAATGTTTTTTGGGCAGGTACAGTTTCCGGAAGAAAGATAGTATCTATCTTTAATAATCCTACGGGACAAACGGGTAGTAATACCCCTTTAAGCAATCCGTTAAATAATTTAGATAGAGTATATTTTGATACTCGGTTTGAGTATTTTAATATTTTATCAAAAACTAATTTTGTGCAATCATATTCTAATATTGAGGTAAACACAGATGAAAATAACAAAAAAGGAAAAAGCGCGCCTAATTTTCCAAATCGGGGAACTACTATCCATACAATAACAAATCATAATTTTGGATTTGTCCCATGTGCAATATTGTTAGATTCAGATACGAATGAGATTATAGGTGCAAATACCTTTGTGCAAAATTTAAATAATAATGCTTTTAGATTAGCAACATTAATGATGGATAGTACAAAATTTTATATTAAAGAAGAATACTTTGTTAGAATACAACCGTTATCGTTTGTAACTAAAAGATATACAATATTGGCATTTAACAATATTGCTAACGTACCAACTATATAATATGTCCAACGTATACCTGTTAAATGCATCGGAAAATTTAGTAACACTTGGAAATGTATTCAGTACAGAAAGAAGTTATCTATACAAAAATATAGATCAATTTACAAATTCTGCAAGTTATTCTTTTACCAAAACATTGTTATCTGCTGATTTGCGAGTTTATAGAGAAACCGCAAAAGGCATTTCTTTAACAAAATACTCAGACATACAAACTCGAGAAAATTTAGGCGAAGATATTCCTACTAAAGGTCCGTTTATAGAAAATTATTCTGTAAATGGTTTATTAGATATTAATTCATTTGTCAATCTTTTACTTATAGATAAGCCTCCTGTTAGGACTGGCTTTTTTGATTTCTTTATAGGTGGTTATACTTTTTCAGGATTTATCACTAAATTAGATCAATATATACATTACAATTGGCAAGAAGTTGCGGGAAAATATAATTATGTAGAGCAGCCTACGTCACTAGGATATGGTATAGAAATAAGTAAAAATTCTTTATACAGATCCGAATTACAATCGAACGGAACTTATATAATATTTCCAACGGAATTAAATATATTCCTACAAAATTTAAATGGCAATGAGGAAATAATATCTACATCGTCTGTTGCAAACCCTAACAGTTATTTAAATACTATACCAGGGCTACCGGGAGATACTGCAGATTCATTACCAATTAGTTTGTTTTATATTTCAACTGCAGATGCTTTAAGATATATAGCAAGCTATTCGGATTTAATACTTTCATTAGGGGCGGATCCTGTATCAGGGCAAATACATTATGCCAATCAGCGGGCAGACAGAACAATAACATTTGACCCAATTGCGTATCTTAACAAATATTCTGATATACGAAGTTTATATGGTTACGACACATATAATGCAACAATACATTATATAACTACGGGTTATTCTCAAGGCAGAACATTAACTGAAGCTAGTGCAGAAAATTCATTAGAAGGTGGACTATATGATGAGAGGGCGGGGGCGATTACGTTAACAGATACAAATATAATTTGGCCGTTGGGAGAAACTTTGGTTGGTCAAGGGGCTGCATTAACATACAAATATAATATTAAAAATTATTTTTTTAATTCTGCACTTAATATTAATTCGAATCTACTTTACCTTGGAGTGCAGTAATGGGTATTACTTTAGAAAAAGATAATTTTAGTATAACTAATAGTGCCGGCGATCTTAAGTTTTCTTTAGATAGAAGAATGCCCCATATATTATACAATATTCCGGGTGTACTATCTATACCAACAGTATTAGGAGCCGACCCGAATGCTACCTATGTCAATAGAACTGACGAATTTATATTGATAAATAATTCAACCATCACCGATCAAAATTATTTTTTAATGCCGTTTTATACTATTAACGGTGGAGTTTCGGATTCCGGAGCATATGTAGTTAGCGGAACGGGGTCAACTATTGTGCGTGTAATACGACAGCCTAGTACGGGATTATTATTGGGATCTAGTATAATAACTACAGTTGTAGAATCAGGTGTATTAAAAATTGTATGTAAAAATAATTTTGATAGACAAGGGTATAACACCATAGAAGGTGATGCAATTGTAAATCTTGCGTATAGAGTCTATTATGGTAGATTTAAATAAGGGGCAATAATATGAGTTTAAACATAACCAATGTTGCAGTAAATTACTTTGAGGATGTAACTAAAGTTACTGTGGAAGTTTACGAAATGCGAGGATCTATAGAACGCCTCACTGATAAATTATTGATAACGCTGCAAGGTAAATATCAACAAGTGGATGACGTTCTATTAGATATTATTGGAAAAGAAATGATAAAAAACGGATTCGAATACGCACCAACTGTAAACTAAAATGGCAACAACAAAAAATTTAATTATTGATCAAGGAAGCTCTTTTACCGAATATATAGAATATTTGGATAATAGTAAAAATCCTATCTCATTATCTGGGTATACTATTGCTAGCGAAATGCGAAGATCTTTTCCTGCGGCAAATTCTATAGTTTTTACTTCAACTATTATTGACGCAGCAAATGGCAATGTGCAAATATCATTAGTTGCATCGACAACTGCGAATTTGAAATCAGGTAGATATTTATATGATATGCTTGCTACGTCAGGCAATACTGTAATAAGAATAATAGAAGGCATTGTCACGGTTAATCCAGGGGTAACACATGTCTAAAGTAACATCTAAAGAAGGGTAGGAGCAAATTATGACTAATGGGGCAACAGGAGCAACAGGAGCAATCGGCGCCTCCGGATTCCGAGGTAACATGGGATTGACTGGCGCCACCGGATTAACGGGGTTGACCGGTACTGCAGGCGCTCGAGGTAATACAGGATTAACTGGTGCTACAGGTATTCGAGGTCCAATTGGATTACGAGGTAGTATGGGCGTTCAAGGTCCTGCCGGATTAACTGGTGCTACAGGTATTTCAGTAACCGGTGCTGCAGGTGCTCGAGGTAGTACAGGATTGACTGGCGCTACAGGTATTCGAGGCGCATCCGGATTCCGAGGTAACATGGGATTAACCGGTGCTACGGGCATTCAAGGTATTCAGGGCGCCACCGGCGCCGGTGCTACGGGTGTTCGAGGGGCAACCGGGCTTAGAGGTTTTACGGGTCTTAGAGGATTGACCGGTGCACCGGGTATAACATATACAGTAACAAATTTAGATGGCGGCAGCGCAACAACAATATATGATACAATTAATTTTAATGTGGATGGCGGTACTGCATAGATCCATATATAATAAGAAATCCTTTAACGGAGACGTAACACAAAATGGCTAACAAAATACAATTAAGAAGAGATACATCTGTAAATTGGGCAAATACTAATCCAATTTTATCTCAAGGAGAACCTGGTTTAGAAATGAACACGGGTAAAATAAAATATGGAGATGGCTCTAATACTTGGAATTCTCTTGAATATGCAACAGGTGGAACCGGAAGTGGTGTAACAGGCGCCACTGGGGTTATTGGATTAACTGGTGCTACCGGTCCGGCGGGGCCTGCCGGCAACGCAAGCGTAATTGGATCTACAGGATTAACCGGAAACGCAGGAGCAACGGGAGCAACAGGAGCAGGTGCAACAGGCGCCACCGGAGTTCAAGGAGCCACCGGCAGCGCCGGTGCTGCAAACTTATCAGTAATTGCACAAAGTCTTATTCCTGTTTCTAGCGATCTATATGATTTAGGTTCTTCGAATGTCGTATGGCGTACTGCATATGTTGCTCAAATAAGAACAAATGATGTAAAAGATTTTACTGGAAATTCATTAGTTGGTGTAACCGGAGCAACAGGCCCAGCCGGGGTAGGTAGCACGGCAAATGTAACCGTTTCTAATAGTGGCAATATTAAAATAGGCTCATTTGCCGGGTTGTCCGCGCAAGGGGGTCAAGCTATTGCAATGGGGCTTGGCGCGGGGCAGTTTAGTCAAGGAATGGCAGCAGTCGCAATAGGCCAAACTGCCGGCAATAATAATCAAGGAATATCAGCAATCGCAATAGGCGCAGGAGCAGGATATTATAATCAAGGAAGAAACACAGTCGGAATTGGCGACTATGCGGGATTTTCTAATCAAGGAACGAATGCAATCGCAATCGGACGCTTTGCCGCTAATGCTAATCAAGGAATAAACGCAGTAGCCATAGGCATACTAGCGGGACGATTTACCCAAGGAAATTCAGCAGTCGCAATTGGTGAAAGAGCGGGATATGATGATCAAGGAAATTCAGCAGTCGCAATCGGAAATTGGGCGGCGCACACAAATCAAGGAACATACGCAATCGCATTAGGCGCCGGTGCAGGATTTTCAAATCAAGGAAATTTAGCAATTGCAATAGGTTATAACTCAGGTAATATTAGACAAACAGACAATTCAATTATAATTAATGCTACCGGAAATGGATTAACTAACACCGCAGCCAATACTTTAATAATTAAACCAATACGAAATGCGGGGAATACTATACCTGCAGGATTTTTATCATTAGCATATAATCCAACTACCGGAGAAATAGTATACTATGGCTAAAGTAACATCCAGAGAAGGTCTAAGAGACTATTGCCTACGTAGATTAGGATCACCTGTTTTAGAAATAAACGTAGATGACGATCAGGTGGAAGATAGAATTGATGATGCGTTTCAATTTTATCGCGAATATCATTATGATGCGATAGAAAGAGTATATTTAAAGCATCAAATTACTCAAACAGATAAAGATAATCAATATATTTCTGTACCGGATACCGTTGTGGGGGTACAGGAAATTTTTCCATTTACAAATAAATCAGATGGATTGAATCTGTTTAGTTTAAAATATCAAATTATGATTAACGATTTGTATAGTTTAATGTCTACGGATTTGATTTACTACTACACAGTGAAAAGAGAAATTGAATTAATCAATCAATTACTTGTAGGTCAAAAGCCAATTAGATTTAATCGGCACATGAATAGACTTTTCATCGATATGGATTGGAGTGCTGATGTCGCCGTGGGCGAATATCTATTGGTTGATTGTTACCGAATATTAGATCCGGAAACATATCGCGATGTTTATGACGATAGATTCCTTAAAATGTATACTACTGCTTTGATTAAACGGCAATGGGGAGATAATCTTAAGAAGTTTTCCGGTATGCAATTACCTGGCGGAGTAACGCTTAACGGTGAAACGATTTATAATGAAGCTATGGTAGAGATCAAACAAATTGAAGATGATATACAATCCAGTTTTCAGCTACCTGTAGACTTTTTTACAGGCTAATTAATAATGGAATATAATAATGTAGTGTTTATTAATAGGGTACATAGAGATAATAACACCTTGTCAATAGAAAGTCAATACTAAAAATGGCAACAGTTAACCATTATTTTCAATCTGGTAAGAACATAGGTCGTGCCTCTGAGCAGAATATCTATGAAGATTTAATTATTGAATCGATGAAAATTTATGGATTCGAAGTCTATTATATACCACGTACTCCTAGTAACTATGATAATGTTCTAACTGAAGACCCAACTAATACTTTTGATCACGCTTACCCAATTGAGATGTATTTACAATCTAATAATGGTTTCGAAGGTGATAGCGAATTATTAACGAAATTTGGTGTTGAGATTAGAGATTCGGCTACATTTGTTGTCGCAAGAAAACGTTGGTCAGATGTAATTGGTAGCACAGGTAATTCTATATTAACTAGACCAGCAGAAGGTGACGTAATTTATTTTCCGTTGACAAAAGGTTTTTTTGAGATACGAAAAGTCGAACATGCCGTACCATTTTATCAGGTAGGCAAATTATATGTTTATACCCTATATGGGGAATTGATGCAATATTCTAATGAAAGATTTAACACGGGTGTTGCTGAAATAGATCAATTGGCATCTGGTTATGATTTAGATATAGATAACTTTGAAATAATTTCCGAAAGCGGAGATAGTATATTATTAGAAACTTCTGAATTAACTCCAATGGTATTAGAGGATTATACTTCGAATAAGCCAACGGTTGGTGCAGATAATGAAAAAATACGAGCAGAAAAAAATGCAGTTTTGGATTTTTCTGAAAGAAATCCGTTTGGAGATCCTTAAATGCTAGATCAACGATTTTATTGGGGGACTATTAGAAAGGCAATTATTGCTTTTGGTAATATGTTCAATAGTATAACCATTGAACGAAAAGATGGTAACGGCAATACTATAAATGTACAACGGGTACCGTTATCTTATTCGCCTAAACAGAAATTTTTAGCTAGAATAAATCAACAACCTACTATAGAAACAAATCAATTTCAAGTTATTTTACCTAGAATGGGGTTTGAATTAGTATCATTGGATTATGATCCTAATAGAAAAGTTAGTCCAATACAACAATCTAGGGCATTGGATACAAGCACAACTTCAAGTACACAATACGCGCCTACTCCATATAATTTATCTATGTTGTTATATGTGTATGCTAGAAATCAAGATGATGGATTACAAATTATTGAACAAATATTACCATATTTTAATCCCGACTATAATTTAACTTTAAAGGCAATACCGGAATTAAATATACAAAATGATCTTCCTATTTTATTAAATACTATAGGGTTTGAAGATGACTATGAAGGAGATTTTGTAACCAGACGTTCTGTTATGTGGACTTTAGGGTTTACAGTTAAACTTAATTTTTATGGCCCTGTTAATAAACAAGGTGTTATTAAAAAGGTTATTACAAATACCTTTAATTCGCCAGATTTAACGAATCAACAACAAAAAATTACGGTTCAACCGGATTCTCCCACAGCAAATGTAACTGATAGTTATGGGTATATAGAAAATTTTGAAGATTTTTAAATGAAAAATTTAGAGAATTTACATGATCTTTTTGACATAGAGCCAGTGATGGAGCAGACTAATGCCCTTACTACCGCACCTATTGTGTCAAATTTAAATTCTAATAAGGAAACAGATCAAGAAGAAGATTATCAATTAGCAAGAAATACTCTTCGTACACTTATTATACAAGGCGGAGACACTTTAGAAAATCTTATAGAACTTTCTAAAAATTCGGAAACACCTAGGCATTATGAGGTCGCTGGACAATTCATCAAAACATTGTCAGATGTGTCTAAGGATTTACTTGCATTGCAAAAACAAGTCAAAGAATTAGACAGAGACAAACCTGCAGGGCATATCGGTACTCAAAATAATGTAGTATTTGCAGGGTCAACTGCTGAACTTATGAAATTATTGGGCAATAAAAATGATAGTATCAGAATCGACCAGTAAGAAAATTTCTTATAATGGTAACCCAAATTTAAAACAAATTGGTACCACTATATCATACACTTCCGAGCAAGTATCGGAATTAATGAAATGTATTCAAAATCCTATATATTTTATTGAAACATATTGCAAGATTGTTTCTTTGGATAAAGGATTAATTCCCTTTATTTTATATGAATGCCAAAAAAGAAAAGTTGATCTTATTCTTAATAATCGCAAAGTTATATTAATGGAAGGCAGACAACAAGGTAAAACAATTACATCTGCTGCTTGCATTCTATGGTATACTCTATTTCAATCAAATAAAACTGTTGCTATTTTAGCAAATAAATCTTCAGCTGCGAGAGAAGTTTTATATCGGTATGAACTGATGTATGAATGTTTACCTATTTGGATGCAACAAGGCGTTAAGACATTTAACAAAGGTGATATTGAATTAGAAAATGGATCTAGAATTTTTACTGCGGCTACAAGCTCTTCCGGTATTCGAGGTAAATCTGTCAATTGGTTATATATTGATGAAGCTGCAATTATTCCAAATAATGTAGCGGAGGATTTCTTTACTTCAGTATACCCAGTTGTTTCTGCGGGTGAAACAACAAAGATTCTACTTACATCTACCCCTTTGGGGTATAATCATTTTTGGAAATTTTGGAACGAAGCAGAACAAAAGCTCAATGGTTTTATCCCTATGTTTATACATTACAGCGAAATTCCGGGTAGAGACAAAAAGTGGGCGGATGAACAAAGAGCTATTCTCGGTGAACTTAAGTTTAACCAAGAAGTATTATGTAATTTCTTAGGGTCATCTAACACATTAGTTAATCCGGATACAATAGGTAGAATGTCATCTAAACCCTATGTGTATAGTAAAGATGGATTAGATATAATTGTAGAGCCAGAAGAAGATCACGTCTATATGCTTGTAGCGGATACTTCGAGAGGCGTCGGAGGCGACCATTGCGCCTTTACGGTTATGGATATAACAGCATACCCCTATACGGTGGTGGCAAAATACAGAAGCAATAAAATTAGTCCATTACTATACCCAAATATTATACATAAGGTTGCAAAGGATTACCATACGGCATATTGTTTAATTGAGATAAATGATAACGGTCAACAAGTTGCCGATTCTTTATATACCGATCTTGAATATGAAAACGTATTCTTTGTAGGAAGTAACTCTAAGTCCGGGCAATATTTATCCGGCGGATTTAGTTCCGGTGCTACGCTTGGAGTACGAACCACCAAATTAGTAAAAAGGCTTGGCTGCACCGCATTCAAAAGTATGGTAGAAAGTAATAAACTACTAATACATGATACCGATATTATTGGAGAAATCTCAACCTTTATTGAGATACGAGGATTTTATAAAGCAGATGAGGGTTATCACGACGATCTTGTAATGACCCTAGTTCTTTTTGCTTGGGCATCTAATGAATCCTTCTTTAAAGACTTAACAGACACAAATCTGCGAAAAGTATTATATGAAGAACAATTCAAACAGATTGAAGAAAATCTTACCCCGTTTGGATTCATAGATGAGGGGCCTACTGAAAGATCGGTACCGGAGGAAGATGCAAACGGAGATCTTTGGTTTTCGAATAGCAATGGTAAAGATATGAATAAAGTTGTGCTAAATTGGTTGGAAAAAGTCTAATTGTTGGTAATTATAAATAAATAGAAATCAAATTATAGAGAGATATCTATAAAATTATCAAGGAGAAGAAGATGGCATTTCAGCTTTCACCTGGCGTTGTAGTTACCGAAGAAGATAGAACAACTGTTGTTCCCTCGGTTGCAACTACTGCGGGAGCATTTTCGGGCGCATTTCAATGGGGACCTGTTGAACAAGTAGTAACTGTAGATTCTGAAGGAAAACTTGTAGAACAATTTGGTGTCCCAAATGATACAACTGCAGGATACTTCTTTACCGCAGCAAATTTTTTATCGTATGGGAACAATTTACAAGTCACGCGAGTTGTTGATAAATCCATAGCACAAAATGCAGTGTCGGTACCAAATGGTACCGTTTCTGCCGTTACTGTCACATCAAGCGACCGAGGTTTTTCTGATGTTAATAGCATCACGTTGACTATTAGTGCCCCTACATCGCCATTTGGCGGCACGACAGCAACCGCGACGCCAATATTATATTCGACGGGCAATGTATTTGGTACAGGCATAACGACCGCAGGGTTTGGATATTCCGTAGCACCCACATTAATTGTCAACGGAGACGGGTCAGGCGCAATATTAACCGCGTTATTAGGAGCAGGTCAAATTGGTGCAATTAATTTAATTAACTCTGGTAATAATTATACAACCTTATCCAATGTTGTAATACAGAATCAAGGTTCTACCAGCGCATCTGCTAATTTAGATGTACACTTTAAATTAAAAGATATTGAAATATCTACAGCTGGTACAAATTACGGTAGTGCTAATATTGTTGTATCTGGCGGTACACTTGTACCCGGAGGACAACATGCAACGGTTGTTCCTGTTGTTACAGCAAACGTAGTGACGGGGTATACAATTACTAGTAGCGGCAATGGATATTTAACTGCGCCAACTATAACAGTAAATAGATTAGACGGTAACACCGGTGTTGATGCAGTATTAACTGCTAATTTAGGTTATGGGTATATTGATACGATCACATTATTAAATCCTGGCGCTGGCGGATATGCATTTGCTCCTAATGTTACAATCAATCGCAATAACACATTGGGTGGAACTGACGCAACGGCAAATACGCGGTTAGAGGCAGAAATTATTGATGTGGCAATTACTAATGCAGGGTTTGGATATACTGAAGCAAATGTATCGGTTGTTCCTGCTACACAAGATTTGCCTTATATAACAAGCAATGCACTTATTGCATTACAATTAGGATTCCAAGTTGTAGGTGCAAATGTTACTAATATTGGTAGCGGGTATATTGCAACGCCGACGATAACAATTGTTGAAAATACAGAAGTTGCAAATGCAATTGTAGTTGTAGATTATGTATCACCGTTAATTCTAAATGAAGACAATTATACATCGGCTTATAGCGCAGGTGGATTAAATTACGGTATGTTTGCTGCTAGATATCCTGGCACATTAGGGAATAGTATAAAAGTTTCTTTAGCTGACTCTAGTACATATTCTAATTGGGCATATGCGTCATCGTTTGATTCTGCTCCAAGTACATCTGCTTCGGTGCAGGTACAAGGTGGTTCTAATGATGAAATCCATGTAATTGTTATTGATGTTAGAGGATCTTTTACTGGTACTCCTAATTCAATATTAGAAAAATACTCGTTCTTATCTAAAGCATCAGACGCAAAAACATCAGATCAAGCTTCAAATTACTATAAAGATGTAATTAATGATAAGTCATCGTATGTTTGGGTATTAGATCATCCTAGTACTGCCGAGGGCGGGACTAATTGGGGACAAATTTCTCGCGATAAGACGTTTGGGTCGTTATTAGCAAATGTAACAACCACATTATCGCAAGGTGTGTCTGGAGATACAGTCGGCATTGCAAATATTTTGGCAGGTTATGAAATTTTCTCAAACGATGAGGAATACGACGTTGGACTAATTCCAATGGGACCAACCACATCCTATACCGCAGTAAATTCGGTTATCGCAATTGCAGAAAGTAGAAGAGATTGTGTAGTATTCGCATCCCCACCTTATGCAGATGTAGTAAATACAACGGGCCAGGCAGCAAAAATAATTACGCACAGAGATAATTTAACATCCTCATCTTTTGCGGTTTTAGATTCAGGCTGGAAATATCAATACGATCGTTACAATGATAAATATAGATATGTTCCCTTAAATGGCGACATCGCAGGGTTATCCGCTAGAACAGATTATATTGCGGATCCTTGGTTCTCACCTGCAGGGTATAACAGAGGTGTAATTAAAAATGTTGTTAAATTATCGTGGTCTCCGTCAAAGGCAGATAGAGATGCATTATATAAGAAGGGCGTAAATCCTGTAGTAACATTCCCAGGACAAGGTACGTTGTTATTTGGCGATAAAACATTGTTAGCAAGACCAAGTGCATTTGATCGTATTAATGTACGTAGATTGTTTATTGTTCTTGAAAAAGCAATTGCAACGGCGTCAAAATTTCAGTTGTTTGAATTTAATGACGCATTTACCCGAGCACAATTTAGAAATCTTGTAGAGCCATTCTTAAGAGACGTTCAAGGTCGTAGAGGTGTTACAGACTTCAGAGTAGTTTGCGATGAAACAAACAATACTGGAGAAGTTATAGATCGCAATGAATTTGTTGCTGATATATACATTAAACCTGCTCGAGCAATTAATTTTATTCAATTGAATTTTATTGCTACAAGAACAGGCGTATCCTTCGAAGAAGTCGGCGCATAATAGGAGTAAGAAGAAATGGCAATACCATTTAATGTAGATAGATTTAAAGCTGAACTAACGAACGGTGGGGCAAGACCCAACCAGTTTGCGGTTCAATTAACATTTCCTAACTATGTTGCAAGTCGCGCACTCGCAGTAACTAAAGCTCCATTTTTAATTACTGCGGCAGAATTACCTGGTCAAACATTAGGTGTTACCCCGGTGTATTATCGGGGTAGACTAATAACAATGGCTGGTGATAGAACATTTGCACCTTTTAGTTGTACTATACTTAATGATTCGGGGTTTACTCTTCGGACTGCTATAGAACAATGGATGAACGGTATGGAAAATTTAAGAACAAAAACTGGTGCATTAACTCCGGCGCAATATCAAACAGATATGTTTATATCGCAGTTAGATCGTAACGGTGCTATTCTTAAACAATATAAAATGCTAGGTGTATTTCCTACAGATATTGGTGCAGTTGGATTGGATTTTGGTACAAATGATCAAATATCTTCATTCCAAGTTGCATTCCAATATCAGTCATTTGAAGTTAGTAGTACACCCGCATCGCAGTTGGTTGATTCGTTGAATATATTTGGTTCAGTCGCAGGTTAATATTATATAAAGTGATTTAATTATGGCAATTAAGCTATTTGGTTTTACTATCGCTCGAGAAGAAGAGAAGATAGATAAAAGAAACCAAGAATTCATGACACCGGTATCTGATGATGGTGCTACTACTATACAATCCAGCGGCATTCAAGCTGGAGGGTATTTTGGCACCTATTTAGATATGGATGCTACGGCAAAATCTGAGTCAGATTTAATTACCCGATACAGAGAAGCCGCAGCATATTCGGATTGTTCTACAGCAGTAGATGAAATTGTAACTGAAGCAATCGCATCTGTGGATGACGATGTTGTAGTAAAAATCAATTTGGACAAGTTAGATATTCCAGATGATATAAAAGATACAATTGAAAATGAATTTAATAAAATACTTGAGCTATTAGAGTTTAATAATAAAGCTCATGATATTTTTAGAAGATGGTATATTGACGGTCGTCTATACTATCAAAAAATTATTGATATGAAAAACCCTAAACGAGGGATTGTAGAATTGATGCAAATCGATCCTAGAAAAATTCGTAAAGTAAAAGAAATTAAGAAGGAAAAGGATGTTAATTCCGGTATAGACATAATTAAAGATATAAAAGAATTCTTTATCTATAACGAAAAGGGAATAAATTACAACCCTAATTATTCATTCTCTACTACTGCAAATCAAGGCATTCGCATTTCACCTGACGCAGTAGCATTTGTTCCTTCGGGAATGATGGATTTAGAAAAGAATGTTGTACTTGGTTATTTACATAAATCAATCAAGGCGGTAAATCAATTAAAGATGATGGAAGATGCTCTGGTAATTTACAGATTAGCAAGAGCACCGGAACGTAGAATATTTTATATTGATGTAGGTAATTTACCTAAAATTAAAGCTGAGCAATATTTAAAAGATATTATGGCTCGCTATAGAAATAAAATTGTGTATGATTCTAACACAGGTGAAATTAGAGATGACAGAAAGTTTATGTCGTTACTTGAAGATTTCTGGTTACCTCGCAGAGAAGGTGGCAGAGGAACCGAAATTACCACGTTACCTGGCGGTGAAAATTTAGGGCAAATTGAGGATATTAATTATTTTCAAACCAAATTATATCAAGCATTAAATGTTCCTTTATCTAGAATGCAAGCGCAATCCGGTATATCTTTTGGTAGAGCAACCGAGATTACTAGAGACGAATTAAAATTTGCAAAATTTGTGGGTAGACTTCGCAAAAAGTTTAATATTTTATTCAATGATATTTTGAAAACACAATTGCTTCTAAAGGGTGTGTTGACAGATAAAGATTGGGAAAGTATTAAAGAAAAGATTCAGTATAAGTATGCGCAGGATCAATACTTTGATGAGATGAAAAGTGCTGAGAATTACAGAAACCAAATTGATTTGTTAAATATGATAACACCGTATGTTGGTACATATTTTAGTCAGCGGTTCGTAATGAAAGATGTACTACGTATGTCAGATAAAGAAATACAAATTATGAAAACTGAGATTGGGCAAGAGCCCCCGCCTCAGCAAATAAATACAGAACAACCCGGTAATCCGCCGCAATAGGAGTTATTATGGAAAAAGAAACAATTAGAAGTATGGTAAGTAATATTATCGCTAACCGCGAAACCGATGCTATGCGAGACTTTGATGCGGCTATCGCAGATAAGTTAACAGATGCACTTGACCATAAAAAACAAGAAGTTGCATCTGGCTTAGGTGAATCGGATAAAACAAATTATGCCGATGCACCAGGACCAGCTGGCGAAAAAGGATTCACTAATAAATTATTAAGAGTTGCTGGAATAATCGGCGATATATTTACCGGTCAATTAGGTAAAGACATAGCAACGCCTGACGAAAAACCTCCTATTCAGCCCCCTCAGCCCACCGGAAAAGCTGCCGCAAAGCCTGACGCCCCTAAGAGATAAAAATAAATTAAGATGAAAAAATTTAATTCAATTCGAGAAGAGTCACTTTTAGAAAAATTAAAATCGTCAGATCCTACAGGCAAATGGATTCACGATTTTGTAAAAAGCGACAATCCTAAATTTGCAGGTAAGAGCAAACAGGAAAGAATCCGCATGGCGTTAGGTGCATCATATGCGTCTAAACGCAATGAAGAAGTTGAAATTGATGAGCAAATGGTACCACCTAAAGGGTTTCGTAGACCCGGAGATGACCGAGGTTCAGAAATGGGCGCCGGAGGTGGAGGCGGCGGTACTACAACTAGTAATGTAGGTAAAACAGTTCCAATTGGGGGCGTATATCGCAGATATGCAGAACCAGCAGCCGAGCCAGTTAAAGCAGAGCCAGTTAAATCTGATCTTAAAACTAGATATGATGCGGAGATGGAAAAGGTACGTGCGGGAAATGCCAGCACCAAAAAACCAGATTATCCGACATTGACCGACGTAATTCCCGAACCATCGAAAACTAGTAAACCCGATCGTGCAGGTAGAAAAGAACCTACAATGGGAGAACCGGTTTCTCCCCCAGATCGTATGGGCAGAAGAGAACCTACAATGGGAGAACCTTCAACAAAACTTACAAAACGAGAAATTGCATCTCGTCTAAGAGAGCCAAGTGGACCAATTGGTGAAGAATTAGACATGAAGAAAAAAGCTATTCCTGTTGGAGTAATTGATGGTCCCGGTGGCTACGAAGAAGCACAGAAACGTATCAAAGATTACGAAGACGGAAAAATTAATAAAGACGGCAGGCAACTTCCACCAATAGAAGATAGATCTAAACCGGCTGACAAGCTAAAGACCAAGGCTGTTGCTGAAGAACTGGATGCACCTAAGACGCAGGCATCTCAATTAAAAGATATGTTGTCTAACCCGCAACATACAAGCAATCCTGACCACAAATCTCAATTAGAAAAAAGATATAAAATTGCAAAAGATAGAGAAGATTTAGACCAAGGACAAGCTGTAGACAAAACAGGTAAGGCGATGCCTGTATTACCTCCTGCGGATTTTGCGAAAAAGAATCCAAATTTCAATAAAGAAACGGTTGAAGAACTTAGCAGTTTGAAGGCGCTAGATGAGATTGCTAAAAAGATAAAAATTAAAATTAATTACCCAAAAGAAACTGCACAGGAAAAACTATACAGGACGCATCAGGAAAAAAGAAAGAAAAGCGGATTACCTGATCCTAGCCAGTACAAACAATATGCTGCACAAAAGCAAGCAGAAATTGATGCTATGAAAAATGAAGCCGCTAAGCCCGGTTTGTATGCAAATATTCAGGCTAAACGTAAACGTATTGCTGCAGGTAGTAATGAAAGAATGCGCAAACCTGGTACTAAAGGTGCCCCAACTGCTCAAGCGTTTAAAGATGCTGCAAAAACAGCTAAGAAATAAGAGGGAATAATGCCAGTCACAAAAACAGTACTTAAGAAAGTTAGGCAACAAGCTTCAGTAAAACTTATTGGAGATGGTCAAGCAAATATAACAACTTTTGATCTTAAGTTGGCAGATGAAACTTTAGATAACGGTAATGTTGCTATGAATATTACCGGTATGGTGTGGTCTACCCCAGGAGCAACACCAATCGTAATTACGAGAAATGGTAATGTTACGCAATATTTGTCTGGCAATGATAATTGGTCATTAACGCAAATGTTTGGTATTTCTGATACAGTTGCAAATTCTGCAAATATTTCTATCGCAATGCCAGCAAATTCCTTGATGTATTTGACAATTACAAAAGCTGGCGGATTTATTGAACCAAATCAACAAATAGTACCAAGGTAAATAACATGAGACTAATTAAGGAAGTTGCTCAAGATTTGCAGTACATCACCGAAGAAAAACAAGGTGGAGGCAAAACTGTTTATATCGAGGGCGTGTTTGCTCAAGCAAATAGAAAAAACAAAAATAACAGAACTTACGGCAAACCAATTATGGAGCGCGAGGTTCAAAAGTATAGAGAACTAATTGAACAAAAAAGATCTTTGGGAGAATTAGGACACCCGGATAACCCATCGATTAATTTGCACCAAGTTTCACATTTGATTACAAAATTGGAAATGAATGGTAGCGATGTATATGGTAAAGCAAAAATACTAGAAACTCCAATGGGTATTATTGCAAGGAATTTAATTGAAAATGAAGTTCAATTAGGTGTATCAACTAGAGGTCTTGGATCTCTAAAAATGAATTCTGAAGGCGTCAATGAAGTGCAGGATGATTTTCATCTTGCGACAGTAGACATTGTAGCTGATCCATCTGCCCCAGATGCCTTTGTTCAAGGTATTATGGAATCTGCGGAATGGATATTAGAAAGCGGTATCTGGAAAGCTGTGCATATAGAAAATGCACAAAAGGAAATAAGAAAAACTTCTGGTAAAAATCTGGAAGAAACCAAATTAAGAATTTTCGAACAATTCTTATCCCGAGTGTCTAGATAACTAGAATTATAAATAATGCTTGAGTATATTCATACAATTAGGAGACTCTAATGTCAGTAGAAAGCAAAATTAAGGAATTGTTGGAGAATGTAAAGGTCAAAGCTTCTTTAGATGAAGCTGCCGGAAGTTCGTCCAATGTAACAAAGGATTCCTCGATCAAACCTGCCAATGGAGGAGATTCATCTTCTCCTAAACAAGGTAGTTCAGAAGAAGCATCCCATGAAGATCGCGGAGAAAATGAAGCAAATCAAGGCGCCATTACTGCAAAAGGTATTTCTAAAAATACTATTGCGATGAAAGGTTCAGTTGGAGTAGCCCCTAACTTTACTACGGTTCAAGGTACACCGAACCTAGGTGCTAGTTGGCCAGCCATTCCTATGAATACCGGTATTCGTGAGGAAGAAGAAGTTGTTTCTGAGGCAGATACGGATAGCACAATAAATGACCGATATAAGGACATTCAGACATCCGTAGATGATAAAGGGCGTCTTGTCTTTAAGAAAGATAAAAATGTAGAAGTTAAATCTTCTACAGACGACCAAGGTCGTTTACAGTTTAAAGACACAAATAGAGGCAATGAAACATCTACAGACAAGGCAGGCAAAATTGTTTATAGACGCACCGAAGACGTAGACACAGAGGATGACGAAAATATGGACGAATTGTCAGAAGCAGATCAAGAGTTAAATATTGATATGGCATCTATTTTCGGTGAAGATTTATCCGAAGAATTTAGAGAGAAAGCAACATCCATTTTTGAAGCAGCAGTCATTGCTAAAGTCAACGATGAGATGGAAAGAGTCTGCGAAGCGTTGGAGGAAAAATACTCTGCAGAGTTCAATGAGTACACAGAAAGCATTGTTGAAAAGGTCGATGCTTATCTAAACTATGTAGTTGAGAACTACATGGAAGAAAATAAATTAGCAATCGATAATGGGTTGCGCACTGAAATAGCCGAAGATTTCATGTCGGGACTTAAGGCCCTCTTCAAAGAACATTATATTGAAGTGCCTGAAGAAAAATATGATGTAATAGGTGAATTACAAAGTAAGGTAACAGATTTAGAAGAAAGTCTAGATCGTCAACTAGAACAGAATGTTGGTTTACATACTGAAGTGTCGTCTTTAAAGAAACATTTAATTATCAGCGAAATGTCTGATGATTTAGCCGACACCCAAGTTAATAAATTAACAAAACTTTTAGACGGTGTAAATTTTGAGAATGAAGAAATTTACAGAGAAAAGGTTGCGGTAATTAAGGAAAACTATTTCCCATTAACATCTGGAAAAGAGTCTTTCACAATTTCCCAAACACAACCCCTTGTAGAAGAAACTAGTATTGAAGACAGCTTCGCTTCTAATGATGTCGTATCTTCGTATGCTAAAGCCTTATCAAGAACAATTAAACGAGTATAACTTATAAATTTAAATAAGTTGTAAATAAAGGAGAATCAAATGTTTTTATCCGAGAATTACCAACAAAAGTGGGGCGCAATTTTAGATCACGCTGATCTACCCCCAATTAAAGATTCATATAAGCGTGCTGTTACAGCAGTATTGCTAGAGAATCAAGAGAAATCGTTACGTGAAGAGCGTCAAGCACTTTTCGAAACACCTTCGAATAACATTAGCGCAACTGATGGTATTCAAAAATATGATCCAATTCTAATTGGTCTAGTCCGTCGCGCAATGCCTAATCTAATGGCTTATGACATTTGCGGTGTACAACCAATGACAGGTCCTACTGGCCTAATCTTTGCAATGCGTTCGATGTATGGTTCGGAGCGTAATAACACTACGACTCGTAAAGAAGCATTATTCAACGAAGCGAACACCGGATTTTCGGGTGGCTTTACTGACGGTACAGGTAGCAATCCTGTATTCGGTACTTATAACACCGGTAATGCTATTCCAACAGGTTCGATGGAAGCTAAGGAAGATTATGCAGAAATGTCTTTCTCGATTGATAAGACAACAGTTACTGCTAAATCACGTGCATTAAAAGCAGAATACACCGTTGAATTAGCACAAGACTTAAAGGCAATTCATGGTCTTGACGCTGAAGCAGAATTATCGAACATTCTTTCGCAAGAATTTATGTTTGAGATTAATCGCGAAGTGGTTCGTACAATCTACAAAGTTGCTAAAGCAGGTTCGCCTTCAACAGCAACAGCAGGTACATTTGACTTAGATATTGATTCAAACGGACGTTGGTCTGTAGAGCGCTTTAAGGGCTTGCTATTTAATATCGAACGTGATGCTAACCACATTGCACAAGACACTCGTAGAGGAAAAGGTAACTTCATCGTTTGCTCAGCAGACGTTGCAAGTGCACTAGCTATGTCGGGCGTATTAGATTATGCTCCAGCATTAAGCACAAACCTAAATGTTGATGATACAGGTAATACATTCGCAGGCGTTTTAAACGGACGTTATAGAGTGTATATTGACCCATATTCGTCAAACCTAGGTGCTGCTAACCAGTTCTATGTAGTTGGTTACAAAGGTACAAGTCCTTACGATGCAGGTATGTTCTATTGCCCATACGTTCCGTTACAAATGGTTCGTGCAATTGATCCTAATAGCTTCCAGCCAAAAATCGGCTTTAAGACACGTTATGGTCTAATTGCTAACCCGTATGTAACTTCGTCGGATAGCTTGTCGGATTCGGATGGCGATAGCTTCACAGCAAATCGCAATCAGTATTATCGTCGTACAAAGGTTGCGAACCTAATGTAATTGAAGTAGCCGACAATAAGATCGGAATTTAAAGGGGGGAGGAAACTTCCCCCTTTTTTAACCTTTGTATCGGCTATAAATAATAAGATGAAGAAAGGAGTACAATGGCATACACCGCAAACATAGACGTTATTCAAAATGCTATAGCTGAATCGCAAACAACGACATATGATTATTTACGACCAAATGCGTTTAGATTTAGTTTAAAAGATTTACCTAAAGTCTCATTTACTTGTCAATCGGCAAACCTTCCAGATTTGCAATTAGGATATGCTGTTCAAAATACTCCGTTTGTAGATTTACCAACGGTTGGTGATAAAATAAACTTTGGTGAATTTACAATTAGATTCATTGTTGCTGAAGATATGAGAAATTACCTTGAATTATATCGATGGATAATTGGCTTAGGGTTTCCTAAAGATTATTCTCAATTCAAAACATTTTCGGATAATAAGGTAAGTAGATTTCCGTTTGTAACCAAAAAGGATGGTACTGAAGAGATTTTGGCATACTCGGATGGTACGTTGACTATTCTCGACTCGACAAACTCGCCTAAAGTAAATATAATATTTAAAAACCTGTTCCCTATATCATTACAGGCTTTGGATTTTGATATTACTTCTCAAACCGTAGAGTATTTTACTGCAATTGCAACATTCAAATATACTATTTTCGAAGTAGAACCTTTATAATTTTTTAATTTGGAGTTATTATGAGTACAAAAGTAAAACCGATGCCCCTGCCTTCAATTCCTAAATTGCCAAAGGCAGGCGGCAATCAAGAGGCAGCAAACAATCCCAACGAAAAAAAGCTAGAAGTGAAAATAGACGACCTTCGTAAAGAACGTATTTTCATTGCTACTCCGTGTTATGGCGGACAATTAACTGAAGCATATTTTAGATCAACTATTCGATTACTAACTTTCTGCAATCAACATCAAATTCCTATTGCGTTTGGAACTATTGCGAATGAATCTTTGGTTACTAGAGCTAGAAATGTTTTGGTAGCATATTTCCTACAAAGCGATTTTACTCGTCTAATGTTTATTGATGCAGACATCGAATTCCAAGTTGAAGATGTTATTAAACTAATTGCTCACAATAAAGATGTTGCCGTAGGTGCATATCCTAAGAAAGGTGTCAATTGGCAGCGTATTCGTGAAAGCGTTCGTCAACATGATACTGCATATGACGACAAACAAATTGCATCATTTGGTAGCGATTATGCAATCAACTTTAAGTTCATTAATCGCGAACAGAAACAAATTGCAATTGAGAATGGGTTGATTCGTTTACACGATGGCGCAACTGGCTTTATGATGATTAAACGAGAAGTTATTGATAAAATGATTGCGGCGTATCCAGATCTAAAATATAACAATGATTTGAATACACCTCCAGAATTAAATCCTCATTTTTACGCATTCTTCGATACAATGATTGATCCAAAGGATAAGCGTTATCTTTCTGAAGATTATACGTTTAGTCGTAGATGGCAAGACATCGGTGGCGAAATTTGGCTTGATCCGTCGATCTCCCTGAACCACTATGGTTCGTTTAATTTCCAAGGTAATCCTTCTCAAATTATTCAAGTAGGATAATTTATGAAATTATCTGATCTTCAAGAATCCTGGGCGGAGGATTGTAAGATTGATGAATTGAATCTTGGTCGTGAATCTGCCAGAACCCCAAACCTTCACGCCAAGTATTTAAATTATCTAACATCTAGCAAACTAAATCTTCGTAAAGCAGAATCCGATTACTTTAATACTAGACGATTAAAGTATCGGTATTACAGGGGCGAATTAACAAGCGCCGAACTTGCCGAATATGAGTGGGATCAATGGCAAGGAAATAAACCGCTAAAAAATGAGATGGATGAATTTTTGTCCTGCGATAAAGACCTAATAACTCTTGAGGATAAAGTGGAATATTTTAAAACTGTTTTATATCAGCTTGAGCAAATTATTCGTTCTTTAAATAGTAGAACTTGGGATATAAAGAATTGCATTGAGTGGAATAAATTTACAAGTGGAATGATGTAATGGTTGCAGATATAATATTGATTAAAAAAGATGAGGTTCATATAAAGGTGTTATGTGATCCTTCAATTGCTCAGGAACTAAGTGATCATTTTTGTTTTGATGTTCCTGGAGCAAAATTTCATCCATTATATAAATCTCGTATGTGGGATGGCAAGGTTCGATTATTTTCAATGTTTACCAAAGAGCTATACACAGGGTTAAAAGACTATGTGACTGCTTTTGCTAAAGAACGAGAATATACGGTACAAGATTCAATTATTCCGAATTTTAAAGATTCAGTCACATATGATCAGGTCAAAGAATTTTGTCTTAGTTTAAAATTGGCATCTAAAGGTCAGCCTATTAGTATTAGGGATTATCAAATAGATGCGGTATATGCAGCAATTGTTGATAGTAGACGTCTTTTACTCTCTCCCACTGGCTCAGGTAAATCTCTTATCATATACTGTTTATTACGTTGGCATGAGATGTTCAATAGACGTCAACTTATCTTAGTACCAACAACGTCGTTAGTAGAACAGATGTATACTGATTTTCAAGACTATTCATCTATGAATGGTTGGAAGGCATCGGAACATTGCCATCGTATCTACGGAGGACATGAAAAATCTAATGAATATGATGTTATAATTAGTACATGGCAATCTCTTTATAAATTACCTAAATCCTTTTTTAGTGATTTTAAAACAATTTATGGCGATGAGGCGCACCAGTTTAAAGCAAAGTCTTTAACTACAATTTTAAATAAGTGCGATAACTCTCCTTTTAGAATTGGAACTACTGGAACCTTAGATGGGCTTAAAACTCATAGATTAGTACTTGAAGGTATTTTTGGTCCTGTCTTAAAGGTTACTTCTACTAAGCAGTTGATAACAGATAAAACCCTCGCAGATTTAAAAATATTTAATATTATATTAGAATATCCTGACGAAATACGAAAATCTCTAAAAGGAAATTCGTATCAAGAAGAAATGGATTTTCTTGTCCAATATGAACCAAGAAACCGGTTTATCCGCAATCTTGCTTTAAAGCAAACTAATAACACCTTGGTACTTTTTCAATATGTTGAAAAACATGGAAAAAGTTTACACGAAATGATCCAACAAAAAGAACCAAATCGAAAAGTGTTTTTTGTATATGGCGGTACAGATACAGAGCAACGTGAGCAAATACGAGGATTGACAGAAAACGAAAAGGATGCTATAATTGTAGCATCGTATGGAACTTTTTCAACTGGGATAAATATTCGAAATTTACATAATATTATATTTGCCTCCCCCTCTAAGTCGCGCATTCGAAATTTGCAATCAATTGGTAGAGGACTTAGAACAAGCGATAATAAAGATAGTTGTACGTTATATGATATAGGTGACGACCTTACTTGGAAATCTAAAAAGAATTACACCTTGTTGCATATGATAGAACGTATTAAAATTTATAATGATGAACATTTCAATTACAAATTAATTAAGGTATCAATCTAATGGAAGATACAACATACTATAAATTATTGAAGCTTTCATCCGGGGATAATATTATCTGTGGAACTGAGGATAACTGTGTAAACTTTACCGATCGCGGTATGATAAGCATAACTAATCCAGTAGTTCTAAATGTTATTAGAACTCCGAAGGGTAGAAATTTAGTAGAGACGTATATACTTATACCGTGGTTTAGTTTTGCGAACGGGAATGTATATGAGATTTCTACAGACCAAATTATCACAGCTATAGATATTAAAGAATCGTTGAAGTCGAATTATTTTTCATATTTGGAACAACGTGCATTAGAAGAAGAAATAGAAGATGGATTATCAGATGACTTTGATAATGAAGATGAAATTCAGGAAATAGAAGAATTTCTGGAAACCTTGGGAGAAATACATGACGACGAACACGACTACGATGGAAGAGACGACACCAACACTACAAGAAGTAGAAGAGGTACGAGAACCCTCCACTAAATCTAAAATGGATCCTGCTCATTATGTGGACAATAAAAAATTCTTAGCAGAATTGTTAATATACAAGACTGCTGTAGATGCTGCAAAGGAAGCAGGGCAGGAAATTCCTCAGGTTCCAGATTATATCGGCGAATGTTTTATTAAAATTGCGACTCACCTTTCATACAAATCCAATTTTATTAATTATACCTTTAGAGATGATATGATCTCAGATGGCATTGAAAACTGTCTAACCGCTGCAGGAAAATTTGATCCTACCAAATCATCTAATCCATTTGCATATTATACACAAATTATTTTCTTTGCTTTTATTCGCAGAATTCAAAAAGAGAAAAAACATCAAGCAACCAAATATAAAATAATTGAAAATTTAGATTTGGATTCTATTATTCAGCAAAATGATGATAGCGAATCCGGTAGACAATTAATTGAATATTTGAAAAAACAATTAGATACAATTGATCCCGAAAAACGGGAAACCCCTTCCGAAACAAAATCTCGAAAGAAAAAGTCCGCAGAAACGGACATTCCTACTATAGACTTACTTGATTAAATACTATATACTGTATAATTAAATTGATAAAGACTTATATGAGCAAAATTAAAGTAGCAGAACTATTTTATAGTATTCAGGGAGAAGGTCGGTACATGGGTGTACCTTCCGTATTCCTTCGTACATTCGGTTGTAACTTTACTTGTAGTGGGTTTGGTATGCCGAAAGGTGAATACAGTAAAGAGGTCGATTATGTGGCTGCAGAAATTGGTAAGTTTCTTTCATATAAAGAACTGCCGCTGGTTAGTACTGGTTGCGATTCATATGCTAGTTGGGATCCAAGATTTAAAGGGCTATCTCCTCTACTTGAAGTCGATAGCATCGCAAAATCTATTGTAGAACTATTGCCCGCAAAAGGTTGGCAACAAGAGCATTTGGTAATTACTGGCGGTGAACCTTTGTTGGGCTGGCAAAAATCCTACGAACAGTTATTAGAACATCCTTTGATGAAATCTTTAGATGAGCTAACATTTGAGACAAACGGTACCCAATCTTTGTCTGAGGAATTCAATGAGTATCTATTTCAAGAATGGACACGCTTTGGTAGAGATTATGATAAATTAACTTTCTCGGTTTCCCCTAAATTATCTGTTTCGGGCGAAAAGTGGGAAGATGCAATTAAGCCAGATGTAGTTTGCGACTATCAAAAAATAGGTAATACATATCTAAAATTTGTAGTAGCATCAGAAGAAGATGTTGTTGAAGCAGAAAAAGCAGTGGCGGAATATCGCAAAGCAGGATTTTATGGGCATATTTATTTGATGCCAGTAGGTGGCGTTGAAACCGTGTATTATATGAACAATAAACGAGTTGCAGAAATGGCAATGAAATTGGGCTGGAGATATTCTGATAGATTGCAAGTTCCCTTATTTAAGAATCAATGGGGAACGTAATGGAGTATAGCTATGCTGAGTATGACGCCGATATGTATTCGCTGTTATCAAAAATAAAACAAAGTAATAAAAAATATGATTATGTAGTTGGTATTAAACGGGGGGGACTTATCCCCGCAGTGTGTTTATCGCATGCGTTAAATATTCCATTATATAACTTAGATTGGTCTACACGGGATTGGGCGGTGCAGGATATTCGTAATCAAGTATTACAACCCGAATCTAAAATTTTGTTAGTAGATGACATATGCGATTCTGGCAAAACTCTAACAACTTTAAAAGAACTATATAGTTTTTGTGATATTGATACTGCGGTGTTAGTTTACAATGTAGACCAGATACACATACCAAATTATTATGCAAGAACTATTAATCGAAAATATCAAAAAGAATTTATTAATTTCTGGTGGGAATCATATAAATAACTATGTCGCACAAAGGCGACAAAATACAAAACTCATATCCGTGTAAGGAAGGATTCTAAAATGTCATACAATAAAACTAAAACTGATTCAATATTAGGACAACAAGTGCATGCGCACTTAGTTAAATTAGGAGTGGAAACTCCTACTATAGATGCATCTAAATTAGATCGTAAAGATAAGATTGAAGAAATCGAAAAACACTTTGCATCTATAATGCACATACTTGGTCTAGATTTACGAGATGATTCTCTTAATGAAACACCTAAGCGTGTTGCTAAAATGTATGTCAATGAAATATTTTGGGGATTGGATTATGACGCATTTCCTAAATGCACTACTGTTGAAAACAAAATGCGTTATAATGAAATGGTCGTCGAACGCAATGTAAATGTTCAGAGTAATTGCGAGCATCACTTCGTAGTTATTGATGGATTGGCAACTATCGCATATGTTCCTAAAAATCATGTTCTTGGTTTAAGTAAAATTAATCGTATTGTAGAATACTTTAGTAAGCGTCCTCAAATACAGGAACGATTAACGGAACAAATTTTTCATGCATTATGTTTTATTCTAAATACTGACGATGTTGCTGTATTAATTGATGCTCAGCATTACTGTGTTAAATCTAGAGGTGTTGAAGATACCGGTAGCTCTACTGTTACTGTGCGATTAGGTGGGGGATTTAAGACTGACCCTGCAGTAAGAAATGAATTTTTAAGTATTGCGCGAATGGGTAAAAAATGACTGTTCATGTTATGATTGATCTTGAAACAATGTCCACGAGATCACATGCGGCAATTTGTTCAATAGGTGCAGTAAAGTTTAAAGGTAAAGAGGTTCTTGATACCTTTTACTGCACCATTGATTTAAAAACTTGCAAAGATGTTGGTCTACATATATCTAAGGATACTGTAGAATGGTGGTCTAAACAAAATAAAGAAGCACTAAAAGCGTTAACTAAAAATACTATTCCTTTGGACGAAGCTTTAACCAATTTTGAGGCCTGGTTCGGTCCTAAGAGTTTACCTATATGGGGCAACGGTGCAGTATTTGATAATACAATTCTTACTAACGCATATTTCTATTCTGATAGAGAACCTCCCTGGAAATGTTGGGATGACAGATGTTATAGAACAGTTAAGAATTTATTTAACTGGATTCCTGAAGATGACAGAGTCGGCGTTCATCATAATGCTTTAGATGATGCGATGCACCAGGCAAAACATTTAATTAAAATTTTAGGTGACTCGTAATATTAAATTGAGTTGATTAATTATGAATACATATAAAAAACGAATAGCATTTTGTCTTAGCGATCAACACACTATACCTCACGGCGGATTAGGTCAATTCGCAAAATCCTTTATTGAAACCTTTACTCCTCTTGGATACAAGGTGGATATTATATTAGATAAACCCGCATCTAATATTGAATTTAAAACATACTTAGAAGAACAAGGCGCAAGATTCATTTGCGCCGAACCTATTAGTTATACAAATCATACTAAAACTTTTATGTTTGAGGACTCCTTTAACTTTGAAAAGATGGTAAATTTCAGAGAATCTATGATGAAGGCTCTTAATGAAAATTTATATGATATTATCATCTGCAATACATTGGAATCATTTCCCGCAATATATTCTTTAAATTTGCAAAAGAGCATTCAAGTAATTTATTATACCCACAATGAAAGTATGGTATTTTTAGATGATCGTGAATGGAAGAATGAATTTACTGAATCATTTAATGAAACATTCAATGCGTTAATGGGAGTTAAAGGTATTACGATTGGTACTCAGACTTTGCGAAATTTATCAGAATTACATAAGTCCAAAATACCAAATGCAAAATATTTACCTATTCTTATGACTGAGAAAACTTTACTGCAAACTCACATTAAACCAAAAGAAGGTGTATTGTGGATTGGTCGCTGGGAACCTAGGAAAAATCCTGAAGCATTTATTGAAATGATACAAAAAACGGGTTTGCCGGCAAAGGTAATAACTAATGCAACAGGTGCAAAAAAATTTGAGACTGCGCTACAAGCTATCAACGCAACATATGAAATAAAATTTGGTATTTACGGGCAAGAAAAAGTTGACTTCTTAACATCTGCTCGAGTTGCATATAATCCTGCAATACGAGAAAGTTTTGGATTAGCTTTTTATGAAACAATTGGGCATATGCCAACCGTAGCAATAGAGGGTATGTCCTGGTTAAAAAATTTCCCACCCTCAAATTATTTTGCAGTACAAAAAAAGGCAGTGGCATCGGTAGTACTTGATCTCTATTCTAAATTTGAAAATTCAAAAGATTGGTATCAACAAGGTGTACTAGAGTCAATTCGTTCTTTAGATAGAAACGGAATAGCTT